TTAATTTTTTATTTGTTCACCTTTTTCATTAATTATATAGTCATTATAGTAAATCATTTCTCCTACTGTCACAAACTTATATCCACCCTCTTGAAGTTCTTTTATAATTCTATCTAAATTGCCCGGAGTATATTTAGCATTGTTATGAAACAATAATATAGAACCAGGAGAGACCTTTTTCATAACTCTATTATATTCGACCTCCGCCCCTGCTTGCTTCCAATCAACAGAGTCAACATCCAATGCATTTGTAAATAGAAAATTATAAAAAATTAAACCTTCCATTCGATAGTTATATCCTCATCTACAATTAAGATTTTGTTAATTAAAGTTTTGCATATATCTTTTTTAAGTTCAAAATCTAAATTTTCAAAATTTAAACCTTTCTTAATTATATTTTCAACAGAATCAATACTATCTTGTTTTATTGTTTCTTCTTGAATCTTATTAAATATCAACTTCTTTTGATCGTCTAATTTCTTAATTTCGATATTAATATATTCCATTAAAATGTCATTAGCAGTTAATACTTTAGACATTAGATTATTAATATCTTCATCTATTTTTGAAAGCTCCATTTTGAGTTTATTAATATTAGTAGTTTGTTTAGTTTCTAAACTTAATTTAACCTTACTTAATTCCTCAATTTTATTTATAATCTTATTTTGAATTAACAATTCTAACTCTTCTGCTAAAATAGCTTTAGAATGTCCTTCGCAACCATTATGATTAGCCCTTCCTTTGCAGACCATATAGCGTTTTCCTAAATAATTTTTAACCGCACTCATACTATAAGAACACTTGCCACATTTTACAATTCCTGTTAACCAAGATAACTTACCGTAGCCACCATTGTTATTAATTTGTTTATTGTTATCTAACCTATGTTGAACTTTTAGGAATGTTTTAGAATCAATTATTCCTTCGTGGTAGCTAAGAGATGCTGTTTGTCCTTTTACGTCCTCATTTTTCCTTTTAGAACTGTTATTATCTCCATATATAAACAGACCATTAACTCCCTCAAAATCACCAATATCGTTTGTTATTATAGCACCTTTAGATTTATAATAATTGTATATATCTACATCCGCTTTAACATACAAAGAACTTCTGAGCAATCTTCCAACAGTGCTAGTACTCCATGTTCTTCCTTGAGCCGTTTTAATCCCTTCTTTGTTTAAATTTTTAACGATATCTCCTAAGGTCCTAATAGAATTTGAATATTCCTCAAACAATCTTTTAATAACTTCTAGTTGTTCTTCATTTGGTTCTAGAATGGAAGTTTTCTTACCATTAATAATTTCTGTACCTTTTTTATATCCATAAGGAACCGTCCCTCCTAAAAATGCTCCTGTTGTTCCTCTTTTATAATAATTATCTTTTATTCTCATTGATATAGTTTCACGTTCAAGTTGTGCAAATGTAGCAATGATATTAATCATAGCTCTTCCCATAGGATTAGAAGTATCTAAACTTTCTGTACACGAAATAAATTCAACTTTATATTTCTGAAACAATACAAATAAATTATTAAAATCTAATATACTTCTACTTATTCTATCTAATTTATAACAAATAACTTTGGAAATTAATCCAGCTTCAATATCTTCAACTAATTTAGTCATGGCAGGTCTGTTTATATTCTTACCACTAAAACCACTATCAGAATATACTTCAAAAGTTTCACATTCTAATAATTGTTTTTTACATAAATCTTCCTGTCCTTCTAAACTTAAACTATCTTTTTTTTCTAAAGATTGTCTTACATATATTGCAGTTTTCATGTTTATCACCCTTTGTATATTATTTATATCTTTATTTTAACTCTATTCCTACTTTAATAAATTGTAAAGTTTTTTTGCTATCTCCTCCTTGCTTTCATTATTATTTTTTACAATTTCTTCTTTTACTCTTAACATAAATTACTCCTTTCAATTAATTCTTTATATTTTATGTACTATCTTTTAATACTAGAACTTAAAAAATCACTAAAAAATAAGGCTAGACACTTATAATGCCTAACCTTTTATATGTATATTTTATAATCTCTCTGATATCTTATCTTCTAATTTACCTATTAATCCTTTAACTTCATCATCCATAACTATGAAGCTTTCTTTATTATTACTACTTATAATAGTTCCTTTTTCATCTACTTCGCTATGGGTATATGTAATTCTATGACCTATCGCATCTTTTATTATTGCAAAACCTGTTAATATTTTCATTTATACCACCTCCATTAAGACTTCTTCTAAATTAAATTCCAACTCTTGTATTAATATATCCTCACTTGTTTTAGGATTTAAATCTTCTTCAGTAAAAATAGGTATATCTTCAACACTTCCTATTTCTGGAGAATCTAATCTTACATTTTCATAACCTTTTCTTTTTGCCTTCAATTCCCATCCAAAGTTTGTACCAGCTTTTCCATATACAATAAAATAGTCTTCAAATCTTTCTATACTTGTTATTGAACCATCATACACTTGTGTAAATACATGGTACTCACAGTTAGTATTAATACATTCTTTTAAAATTTCATCAATCCATATAATGCACTCACCATTATTATTTATCACTCCCGAACCAATATCTGCAAAGTAGTATTCAGCTGTTTCATAAGCATTGATTAAACGTTCACCATAATTCATTGTATCTTGTATAGAATTTTTACTTCCAGATACACTAAAACTACCTAACACTTGTGTGTTTTGATTTAAATTAATTGGGTAACTTCTTCCCCCTTTAATACTTATTGGTACTCCTCCAGACTTGCTCTGAATCTGAAAACCGTTATCCTCATTAGATGTATCTATATCTAACACTAAAACATTGCCATTGATACCTCTAAAGATACTAGGATTGTTTGTATTTTTAGTTGAACCTAAAATAACTTGATTTGGGAAATAAGCATTCGCATAAAATTCACTATTTTCTGTTACATTTATAGGAACATTATATTTTCCTACCTTATTATACTTATCAAAAACTATATAAGAATTCTTAGTTCCATTGCTTATTTCATAACCTAACATTAAATAAGCTGTCATTGAATTAGACATATTAATGCTTTTAATAGATGAATTACTAGTATCTTCCCCACTGTAAATTGTTCCAACAGTTCTACCACTTGTGTTCCATTCGTAAAAATGCATTTTAACCTTTTCGATTTTTATTGCATTGCTACCATTAGAATTATGAGTTTCGAAAGTTCCATCTAAAGATACTGTATCACCATCGTATATTAATTTATTTCCGAAGTTAAAAGTACCATTCTCCATGTTAATCCATGACTTTCCATTAAAACTACCTAATATACCAGTCTTTATTAAGTTTGCATTTAATAGTCCTGTAGTTATAAAATCAGCAACTATTTTCCCATCCCTAGTTATTGCAGTTCCGAACTCACCATAATATCCTGTAGAAGAAAAACCAAGTCCACCATTATTCCATCTCCAAACATTTTTAGCAGTATTAATGTCTTGTGTATCCATTATTAATATTTCATTTTTTCTTACTATTACATAGCTATCTTTTAGCCCTAAATTTATCAAATCAGTTGCATTCTTCTTAGCTTCACTTAAAATAGAGTCACTAGAAGGAATTGAATCAAGCTGATTTTTAATATCTATAATAGAAGGTACTTTGTATTTATTTAAATCACTATTAGTTAATTCTATTTCAATAACTTCTTGTGAAAGTATGTCATACTTAATTTTATTAACCCTTACATTTATATTGATACCTAGTTTTTCCTCATAGACATTTACTGTATCGCCTATATAACATCTTTCTAAAATTGCATAATCTTTATATTCTTCTGTTTTGGATAAATCTAAAAAACTAATTGTATAAGTAGCTTGAATCTCATCTATGTGATTTTCTGTATATTCTTCTGTAGCTCGTCTGATTAATTCAGTTTGTGCTTCTGCAAGTGTATCGTATCCTTCATCACTATTTTCACCTTTAACTTTTATGTCTTCATATTTTATTTCTCTTGTATAAATTCTAGAATAATTCTTTATTAAAGGTGAATCTACATAGCCATCTATAGTAATTCCATCAAATCCCTTTGGTTTGATTCTAGTAACAACAGAATCAACATTGGTTTCAACTTCAAAACCTAATAGATTCTTATTAGACCTAACCTGAAATCCTCTATTAGTTCCAATTCTATTATTAATATTAATTCTATATCCACGTCTTTGAACTTCACCACCCCAACGATTTTTAAAACTTTGTTCTGTATCATGTAAAGCTCGATATAAATTCATATCTTGATAATATGCTGTATTTGTCTTTGTAATATCAGAAAATAATTCTAATTCTCTCGCATATTGTTTATTATTTATATATTCATTTGTACCATGTAACATATACTCCAAAGAAGCTTGCCCATTCAATGATGTAGGTCTTACATCTCCTAACCAACATCCTAAAGAACTATCTATGGTAATCTGTCTACCATAAACCATTACTTCATTCATGTCTTTACGAACCTTGCAAATTTTAAAGATTTCATCTCCGTATTGTTCTTTTACTTTTAAAATACCTTCTTCTACTATATGTTTATATTTCCCTGCTTTATCTACTAAAAATACCGCCTCAAAATCATAATTTAAGTTCGCCAATTCTTCGGTTGAATATATGTCTAAACATATATCATCTAATATATATTCTCCATTCGAAGTTAAAACCTTACTCTTTGGTGTCTTAGGTGAAAATAAAGCAACTTTTATCGATTTACTCAAGATTCCACACCCCCTCTATATTAAATTCTTGCTGGAAAGAAATATTTATTTTACAATAGCCATTAGATTTTAATTTAATTGCATTTAAACCTTCTTTAAGCTTTATATATTCACCAGTTTTATCTATATATCTCTTTTTATTACTCTCTATATAATCATTTTTCCCATTAATATATAACTTTTCATTTTCAACTAGGTTTATAGTTAATTTATTATTACTAATAGAAGTGTTTTCTATTACTATAGTAGTAGCAGAATCGAATCCCCTTCTTGGAATATTAGATATTATAAAATTAGGATGTAATATTAATCCTTCTATATTGCTTTTATTGCTAATATCCATTAGCTTTTCATTCTCATCTACACCATCTACTATTCTATTAGTAAGCACTCTTTCGGATGTGTATATGTTACTAAGGGCATTCTTATATAACCTAACCTTTAAGTCTATATAGCCCTTATCAGCATCTTTAGTATATAAATCGTTAGCTGGAAAAAATAATGCTTTATAAACATATCCATCTATTTCTAATACTTCATAATCTTTATTATTAAGTAGCCAACTATTTAAATAATCTAAATCTATCTTTTTAAACGCTACAGCTTTATTAGTAATTTTATTAAGTTTTTTAATCCTAATTGGTTTATAAAGATACGTTCTACCACTTGTTAGATTTTCATCTTCATAAAGCTCACGTTCTTCTATCATAAATTTATCTCTAACAGTCGAATATAATTCCTTAGAAGAAAATCCTTTATATTTAAAATCCTTCACATTTCTATCTCCTTTCTATAAAAATAAAAGATAGAAAGTAAAAGATACTCTCTATCTATAATAATTTATAAATTTTATTGATGTTTTAATTACATTGCTAGAAACTATAATCTCATTATCTCCTTTTTTTAACACTGGAAAACCACCATTCATATCAAGTAATTTGTTCTCTTTATTCTTTCCATAACACAACATTAATTCAGAATTGATAGTAACTTCTTCTATTACATTATTTATAGTAAATGTATCATCGTTAACAGTTACTTGGATATTACCATCTCCATAGAATTTTAATTCTGGAGGTGCTTCAAAGTCACCTTGATTGGTAATTATATATTCATTCTCTAACCATGACCTAGAAAATACTGATAAATCTTGAAGAAAAGGCTCAACTATAAAAGTAACTTCAAATTCACCATATAGTCTTAACTCTTTTGAAATATCTCCAAAAACTACACGCTTTACAATATAACACTTATCCTTTCTATCATATAGTAATCTATTATCACTTATTTCGCTTAACCATACTTCTGCTTTTTTGAATCTACTCCAAAAAAAATCACTATCTAACATCTTAAATCTAATGCTGATTTCTCTATTTTTATATGTACCTTTCTTAATTATTAAGCTTCCATTTCTACCTTCTATCTCTACTTCTTCAACATCTTCGTTTAAGCAAGGTATGGTTGGGTAGGATGAAACTAATAGACCATAATAGCTTGACTTTTTTCCATTAAACATTATTTCAAACTCTTTTAAATCAACGGTTTGATACGGATTCATATATTGAGGTATAGTTCCAGTTGTGCTTAATTTCCCGTATTTACTTAACATCTAATCCCCCCTTAGTACACAAATCTAACATCTTTCATTTCTAATTTATTCAACTCATTTTTCATTTCACTTGCTGTTGCTCTTGCCAACTCTCTAGCTGTTATAAATATTTGAATTGGTCTACTAGCTATCTTATCCATCTTATCCCATAGAATATCTAAAGGTATTATTCCTTCAGCGTTATTTCCTTGACCTTTATTTGCATCACCAACACCAATTCCGTTTCCTAACACTGTCTTTTTAGTAAATATAGCACCTTCGGAATACCAGTCTACATTTAATCTTGGAACAGATGGTGGTTTTAAGCTAAATGAACCAGTTAAATTAAAGTGAGGTAGTTTTATATGTGGTATCTTTATTTCTGGCAATCTTAAATTAGTAAAGAATCCTTTTATAGACCCTATTACATCAGACACCTTTTCCTTCATACTGTTAAATTTATTTGTTACACTATTAACCGCTGATTCTATAGCCCCAGTTATAGATGTTTTTATACCTTCAAAGGTAGATGATAACCACTCACCCAATTGCCCAGCTTTTTCTTTAACTGTATCCCAATTTTTCCAAAGTAAAACGCCAATTGCTATCAATGCTGTTATAGCGATAATGACTAACCCAATTGGACTTGTTAAAAAAGTAAATACTCCAGCTAATGCACCTATCGCAGGAGTTGCCGCTGTTGCACCAGTCGCTACTACTCCAATTGCTCCGCTAACTGTAGAAAAAACTGTTGAAACCCCTCCAATAACTTTAGCTATATTTCCACCTACCGTTAATAATGGTCCCAATACTGCAACAAATCCAAGTATTTTTAATATAGTATCCTGTGTTCCTTTATCCATATTTAAAAATGCATCTGTAATCTTAGTACCAAATTCAGTTATTTGTGTTAATACTGGTGTTATTTTTGCCCCAAGTTCTGCAAACTTCATCTGTAATTCTTGTTGAGCTTCAGCATTTTTAATTGTTTCTTCATTATTTTTCCTATACTCTTCATTTAAACCCGCCATGCCATTTTTAGCAAGAATATCTAAAGCATATTGTTGAGCAGTTCCATTTTTAGTTGCGTCTTGAAGTCCTGCATTAAAAACATCTAGATTAATTCCTAGCCTTTCTAACAATTCTCCATATTGTCCTGTTGCTTGTCCCGTTGCTAAAGTTTCTTGTAAACTATCTGCCAAAGATTCTATTTTTAATGTATCTGGAAATTTAATTATTGCTCCACTTAAGTTATCTACGGCTTGTTGCATTTGCGTTTCTGTAAGTCCACTACTTAATAAGTTAGATAAAGCCTCAATACTACTATCTGCTTCTCCCGTTATTGCACTTAAATATTTAAATTGTGAGTTAGTTTTTTCAACACTTGCTCCAGCACTATTTACATTCGCTTCTAGTTTAGATAAATCCATTCTTAACTCTTCAGTTCCCTTTGTAAGCAATCCAAAGGCTACCCCTATTGGAGCAGTCACTTTTGTTGTTAAATTTCCACCTATATTGGTTAACTTGCTACCAAAATCACCAATCTTTTTGCCAACATTACCTAAAGTTTTACTTACATCTCCTAATCCTTTAGAAAACTTACTAAATCTACTTTCTGCCTTTTCTGCTGAATCCGATGTTTCCTCGAATTGGCTATCCAACTTTTTTAATTGTTCTAGAACATCTTTAGAATCAAGCTTTATACTACTTTCCAACTGAAAAACATCTGCCATTATAAAACCTCCTTTCTAAAAAATAAAAGAAATCTACCCGAAAATACTGGATAAAATCTCTTCTACATCATTTCTTATTTTCTCTTTATTAATTTCTTTGTTTTTAGTAATATTATTTCTATTGGAATAACCTAATTCTTTCTTGTATTCCATATAGTCCATTGGAGTACCATTAAACTGTAATAACAGATTATCTAGTATGTATCTTGAATATGTTCGCTCTTCAAAGTAATCATTTATAGCTTCTTCTATTATTTCTAAACTATATTCTAAATCCATATTTTCTATGTAGTTAAAGCAACCAGATTTAAATAAGATAATCCTTAAACTAACGTCTAACTCTTCTAACTGGTTGCTTAATTGAAAAAACCAAATAAATATCTAACTGTTTTAGATTTTCCTATCTCTTTTAACATATCAACAGTTTCTTCCAATCCTTGATTTTCTATCTCTTTTATTTGTTTATCAAAGATTTTAGCTAGAGTTCTATTTATTTCTTTTTCTGCTAAAGGCATTTTAGAAACGAAATCAAACAGTAAATCTGCACCATGTTTCATTGTGGTAGATTGTATTTCTATTAAATTACTACGAATTTCTTCGTGCTCAACTAATACATCATCACTAATTTTCGTCTTTTCGTCATCAGATAAATTTAAGTAATTTTCTTTTCCTCCTACTTTTTCTATGATTAAAGTTTGTAGTTTTAAAGTTTCCTTTTGCTTTCTTTGTTCAACATTCATATACATTTCTATTAAAGAAATCACACTATCTTTCATTCCCATTTTATTTATAATTCTTATTATTTCAAATCCTTCTAATGTGTTAATTCTTACTTCATTATTTTTATCTATCATATAAATACATCCTTTCTCTTAAAAAAATCATTTTAACTTTTATTTAAATCTACAAATTACACCTTATAATTAAAAGTTAAAATCATTTTTTGTGTAATTTGCATTAAAAAAGGATAGAAATTAATCTATCCTTAAACTGTCTTCTTAGGCATATAAATTTTAAAAGGTTTTTCAGTATCATCCTCAAAGCTATAAGCTCCAATAAACTTCATAGATGCCGAAGCCTCATCTTTATCTTTCATTTCAAAAGAAATTCCTTCTGGGTTATAACTATTAAATATATGGATTACAATAGGTTCATTACTTTTATGTTTTTTACCTACTATTAATAAATCTTTATAATCACCATCTAAAATATCATTGCTAGGGGAATAAACATCAAACTTAGTGCTTTCGTTACTTTCTTTTTTAATTAAAGATGCAGTAAGAACTTTTTCATTAAAATCTAATATGTCAGCTTCAGCGGAAACATCCCACTTTAATACTCTCTGCATTCCTTTAACTTTTCTTTCTAAACTGCCAGCATATTCAATATCTCTAATTTCAGGTTTGGCTTCAAACTTTAAACTAGATTTAATAAGTCCCAATTCTTGCCCTTTAATACTAGCCATTAAATTATCTAATGTGGATATATCAAACTCTCCATAGTAAATAACTCCGGTATCTACAACTATATTCATTTCATCAGCCATTTTCATCATTCCTTTCTTTTTAATAATTTAAAATATAAAATTGTAAAACAATATTTAATTTATCTCCATCTAAATATGAAATATAAAAAGCATTTTGCTTAACAATCCTCGCATTAGCACTTTTAAAATAATGTTTGTTAAACACGACCTCAAAATTTTTCGCTAATTTTTGCATTTCAATTTTATTGTCTTTTAATCCAACTAATCTTAATTCTAGTGTCATATCATCTCTATAAGCATTATCTTGAATTGAATCTCCAATCTTTGCGACAATACCTATAAAACTTTTAAAATTAAAATCTGATGGAAGTTCATCTAAAAAATAATTATCATTATTTATTAAATTCTTTACTTCTTCTTGTATAATTTCTAAATCTATTATTATAAAGCACCTCCTTAACTATCTGTCTTTTCAAGATGCTTCTTTAATATTTCTACAACTTCATCATGATTATCTCTTAATGTTTGTCTCAGATAACTTGTGTTTTCAAATTCAACTTTTGGAGCATAAATTAAATCACTTCCCCAAACTATGGTTGTATTCGAGCCCTCACCTTGAACTTCTGTTCCTATACTCTTTTTTAAATTTCCTGTTTTAACTGGTGTATTAGCTTGTATATTAGCTAACTCCGTAATGGATATTTCCTTTGATGCATGGGCTATTAAATCCTTATATTTATTCATTGTTTTTTTAATATTATTTACTTTTTTCATTTAACACCTCAACATCAACTTCTAATAACGCATATATTTTATAGTCAATCCAATTGATTTTCTTTTCTATTTTATAAGCTTTATTATCATATACGAGTATATTATTTACTAGTATATTTTCATCTGTAAATAATTGAAGATTAGATTTTACATCTTCTCCCCAAGTATATTTTAAAGCTTTTTCATCAATAGGTTGAATATCTCCATAGAACACCTTGTTCTTCTTATACACTTCAATAAGCTGACCTATTTTATTCTTAACCTTAGTCTTTATTGTTAGATATAATTCTTTATCATAAAAGAAGTTCATATTACCACTTCCTTAAATATGGCTTAGGCAATAACATTTTTATGTTATCTGATAACGAACCTATTCCAACATCTTTATATGTAACGCTTCTTGCCCCTTGAGTCATTGAAGTAATATTTGAAGGTTGATTCATTCTTTCCTTAAATTCTTCTGTAGCAATTATTATCGCTTCAGCAAAATTACTGATTATATAAGAATAATCAAATTTATCATTATTTAAATAAAGCTGTATAGATTTCACTACAATACTATTTATTTGTTCATCGGTTAACTTCATAAAATCATTCTCTCCTTAAAAATAAGGATAGGAGAAATCTCCCACCCTTTAGATAATTCTAAGCTTGAGCAAACTCAACGTAAGCCATAGATATAGCTTCAGTTCTTAATGCAACTTGTCCATAAACAGTTAATCCTTTTACGAAGTCACCAAAATTAGCTTCTCTTCTACCAGCTTCGACCTTATCTATTTCTAAACCATGTCCTAAAGCTGATTTATGTAAACATAAAATTACGTTAGCTGGTACATCTTCGCTTTGTATAACAGTCATACCATTAACAGAAGCCCCTTGGACTACTCCATTTTCTAACACAGTATAATTTCTTGCAAATCTATCATCTTTTGCTAGTTCTTGTACGTATTCTGATGAAGCTATAACAAATCTATTTGCAACTGGTACTTTCTTCTTAGATAATTTAACTCCTAAATCTACTATTAAGTCATAAACCGGCTTAGTTTTTAAGTCAATCTTAGCTGATGTTGAACCTATTTTATTTCCTGCAACACATTTAGCAACCGCTTCTGCAAAGATATCCTTATCAATTGTTTCTTTCATTTCGTAACCTTTTTCTTTAGCTAAAGTTGTTAAAACTTCCCCTCTAGCTTGTGCTTTATCTACATCATTCAATTGAATTGCAAAATATTTCTTCTTATCATAAGTTAAGTCTATTGGAGTAGTTGTAGCATCATCAAAAGAAATATCTCCTCCTGTATAATCCTTTAAAGTTCCTCCTGAAACTCTATTAAATATTGCCTTTCCCCCTGAAACTTCTGTTGGAGGTGTAGTAATTAAATTTGCTACTGAAACCCCTCTAAACTCTGTAATTAATGCTTGTTCCCATACCGATGGGATAAAACTTGCTATTGACATAAAAAAATTCCTCCTTGATTTTAAAATATAGTAGGTATAATCTTGTTCTTTAAAGTCTTTAAAACATCAACCTTATGGAAAAAAAGACATAAAAAAAGACCAAATAAAAAACTCTTATTTAGCTTCTATATATTTTTGATAATTTTCTGGAGTAGGATTATTTAAATAATCATCCCAAGTTACTCCAGTTACTTTATTATTAGCAGGTGGTGTATAAGTATTATCACCTATTCTTTCTTTTACTTTTGTTTCAACAGAACCTTGTAATATCTTTTCTAACTTACTTATATTAGATTCAATTACTTGCTCATCATCATTTAGAACGAAGTCTACCAAATCTGATGATAATCCTTTTTCACTCAAATATTTAGTGTATTTATTAGATAATTCTGCTCTTGCCTTTTCTTTTTCTAGTGCATTAAACTTTGCTTGTAATTCCTCAAGTGCAATTTGCTCTGGTGTTTTATCCTTGTTGCTTGCCTTTTTTAGTTCCTCCTCTATAATAGAAGGTAAACTATTTTCTTTAAAAGTATTAATCCCCTTAGAAACTTTCGCATCCAACGTAGATGTATAATATCCCTTTATTTCTTTATTGTTAGCTAACAAATTTTTAAAATCTTCTAATGTTACTTTACTAACATCAAACTCAGAAGACTTTGCAAAATCTTCAATTCCTAATATAGTTTCGTTTATATCTCTATTATCCTCTATATCCTTTAATAATTCTAACAGTTCACTTTTCTTCATTTATTTATCTCCTTCCACCTTCCTAGTGTTCTACCTAAGAAGTATTAAATTTTACATAAAAAATAGACCTTATAGGTCTTGTTCTACTTTCCAATCTTGGTATGTTTTATAATTTATTCTTTCTTTAGTTATATTATTTAATCTTGTCTTCGGTCTATAATCTTTAGAAGGTAAACTAATTAATGTACTTCTACAGTTTGGATGAAGTGGCGTTACTGGTTTATTGGTGTCATCATATTTAAAAACCTTACCATCTAATCCACTGCAAACTTTACTAGTTCTATCATCTAGTGTGGCTGAAAATAATTGATACTCTATATTATTCTCTTTAGCGAAAACTTCATTAGCTTGCTCCATAACTCTAGCAGTTTCTGTTCTAACTAATCTCTTAGTGTTAAAAGCATTTGAATTATATTTATCTTTTATAATCTTCTCAATATTATTTAAATTAGTTTCGCCATTTAAAAACTTCTTAACTTCTAGTTTTAATGTTTTTGCTACTTTATTTTTATTATCCCAGATTCTATCACTAAAGATTTTCCCCTCAATAGTATTATTAATTATCCTATCAAGTTGTTTATCTGAGACTTTTTTCAAAGTAAAATCTAATCCTAAAGACATGACATATGAATTAGAATAATATTTATCCAATGTAACTTCTTTTAATACTTTAGTAACTTTATCCATCTCAGCCTTAGCTTCATTTTTAAATATATCATTAATCTTATCTTGTAACTTTTTATTTAGCTTAAGCTTTTCAGTAGATGTAAGATTTAAGCTATCATTTTCTACATTATAAGATAGTATTACTTTAGCCACTTCATTTAAGATTTTATCTCTATTATCTTTATGCAGTTTTAATATTTTATTTATTTCAGAATCACTTAAGTTGTATAATTCTTCATTTAGTTTTTCTGTAATTTCTTTAGCTAATTTTTGATTCTGTGTTAACTTCATCTTCATCACCTAGCTTATCTAAATCTACTGTTCCTTCAAAATCCTCTTGCAACTCTTTCTTTATTTTATTCCCTTCAGAGATTGGATTTTCTATGAAAGGTAATAATGAGCGTTTAGTTTCTCTACTTACTACATTATCAGGAATCTTAGAAATTATATCAGCAATCTGAGTAGTGTCAACTGGAATATTAGGAGTAAATTGAATTTTAATATTGTTGCAATCAAATATCTTTCCTTCGAGAATTTCAACAAATCTAAATAGACATTTTAATCTAGTTTTAATTAAATTACTCATAGCCTTTTCATTCAACTTGCACTTCGCTTCCAACTGAAATAATCTACTTCTAAGTGCTATTCCAGATAAATTTGATACCATTTGCTCATTATTGTTTATATGATTAGTTAAGCTATAAATCATATCTACTTGTCTGTCCATCGTATTTTTAACGAAGGTGTCGTTTATATTCTTTATTAACCACTCTGCACCTTGCTTTGACTTATCATCAAAACTAAATATTACATTATCTCTTGTTATTGGTTGAGTTTTATTTCCCTTATCATCAGTTTCTTCTAAATTTACACCCCATAATTGAAGGATAGCATTTCTAAAATCGCTTATCTCACAACTAATGTCTGAAAAGTTAGTCTCATATGCGTCCTGAAGTGTTTTTATAGTTTTATATATTGTCTTTTTACCATCTAAAGTCCCTACAAAAGCTACTCCAACTGGTACAAATCCAAAGATATTTAGCGTTGGCTCTGCAACTTTATTAAAACCTTCATTAAAATGATATATAGCTTCTTTAGAATAAACATCTATATATGTTTTTTGATTTACTCCTAAACCTCTAGTAAAAATATGTAAGAAATATTCAACATCTCCCTCTTCATCAAAATACACATAGCCATTTTTAGGAGTTACTATTCTTTGCTTTATTATATGGTCTTTTATATAGTTAATTTCAAAAACTGCTCCAAACTTAACAAGCTCAATTCCTAAATTCACGTCATGGTCAATTTTCTTATTACTTAAAAACTTATCTATGTAACTAATAGGCTCTTTGTCTCCATCTTTAGCAGTATAAGTTATATCGTTAGCAAAGGAATAGCTAGTTTCTTCATCCACTAATTTCTGAACATAATTAATATTAATTTTAAGGTTACTTCTACCTTCCATTGGTTTGAAATTTTTTAAAGAATCAGTTTCACCGTAGTAATAATCTTCTATTTTATTAAATATATGTACTCTATTTAAAAAGTCATCGTAACACTCTTTAACGATGTTTAAATCCATTTTTATTCCTCCTTTCTATCTATAAAGTTTTCTTATATCATAGACTTTTAATTTCCCTATAACCTTAATTTCCTTCAACCTATTTACACATTCAGCAACAATGTCAGGAAAGTCATCATGTACACTATAACTTTGTCCTTGGAAATCTAATAACTGTTGGACGGCTTCTTTACTATCTTCACAATCTTTATTAAATATAACTTGTCCATTATTTACAGAGTCTACAATAGTAGAAATCTTTTCATCTTTATTTTTCCTTTGCATTTCATTTATCCATATAAATCTTCTATTTCTTAATTTAATATTTTGTGCTATTAATTCTTTGATTTTAACTATATCAGCACCTTGATATGTATTCTTTTCTACGTATATATAAACTACATCTTCATAAGCCTCCAAAAGTTCTATAACCTTTTTACAGTAACTATTAAACTCTAGTTTTTGCATTACTATATATCTTATATAAGTAAAATTATTAGAATTATTAGAACCTACTACCATTGCAGTATAATCAGACTTTTTATTAGTTGTTGAAGCTGGATCTATACAAAGCATTGTTTTAGAGTAATTTATGTCATCAAAGAATTCTTTATGTTCTTCTCTTACAGATTTAAACCACTTCTCACCTATAGAAGTTGCATCATTCATAAGCTCACTCATAAAGGATATTCTATTTTCCCAGTATGGAATAGCTAAATCATTAAAACAATCCCATTTTTCATCCCATAATGTTGGGAATTTCATATTTTCTTTATTCTTTATATAGAAATCTCTAGCAGTTTCTTTAGAGTCTTCATCTTTATCATTAAAGTAAATCTTTTTGCATTGAATCCACAAATCTGACTCAAATATATCTTCTACAGTTTCATCATCTTTTAATATAATTGCTTTCTTTAATACTGTTTTATATTCCTTGTTTCTACTTAATTTACTCATTAAGCAATCTATATGTAAAACTGTACCTATAGCTATTATTTTTGTTGCAGCCTTAATTTTTTCACCATTTCTATATACTGCTTTATCTCCAACTTGCTCTATTTCTTTAGTCCATCTATTGTATTTTTTAGTCCTTGCATCATCCGTTAATATATCTTTTTCGTCTTGGTAATCATCAGCTATAACCACACTAGGTCTTACCCCTTTAAAATTAGCACCTCTTACTGAACTAGCAGAACCTACGGCTCTAATATACATTCCATTAGTAAACTCTATTTCATTAGCATTTACTTTAAATTTTTTATTATTTATAAATTGACCGAAACTTTCTATTATAAGTTGATTTTCTTTAAATACCTTCTTTATAGAATCTACAAATTGAACTGCATCATCATCTTTCTTAGCTCCTATTAATGTAAATTTTGATTTTCCATAGCATATCAGCCACACGGACACAGCTAAATCAAAGATTGTAGTCTTGGCAAATCCTCTCGGACATATTATATTTAATTTATCATGCCTATCTCTTATAAAAGTGTCATTTGCTAAATCCCACATTTCATAATGCGTTGCAGATAATTGTCTAGCTTCATTACTATCTTTAACAACAAATGTATCACTCATGAAATATAAGCAGAAAAATCCAATATCCTTTTTACCCAATGATTTAGCAATTGTATTTAAATCTTTACTGTTTTTCTTAAGCGTCTTTGATGCGATTTCTTTATTATAATGTTTCGTAAGATATTTATTTAAAATATAAATTTTGAATTCTATATACGTAAATTCTTTATTATCATAGTAAATTATTTATACCACCTCCTATTTTATACAAAAAAAGAACTAGTAAAACCTAGCTCTCCAATTGATTAATATATTTATAAAATGTACTTCTCCCTATTCCTAACATCTTAGAAAAATTAGTAGCAGACATCTTTCCATAATCGCCATTTTTGAATTTCCTATATTCCTTAATAAACTCTTCTGGTACATCCGAAGTAGGTCTTCCAATTGCATTACCAGTTTTAGTAGATACTTTTTTACCTTCTTTATTTATCGGCATTGCTTCAATTCCTTGATTTATTCTTGCTACTGTCTTCTCCCTCTCTTGTTCTGCTATATGTGCTTTTAATGTAATAAATATATCAGCAATCATATTATAAATACCGCCATCATTAACTTTATTCCACTCGTTTAAATGTGGGGTATCTAATGCAATAACTCTAATACCTTTAGATTTTAATTGCTTAAATTCCATTATAACATCATCTGCATTTCTTCCTAGCCTATCTATATCTGTTATTATCAAAATATCGTCTTCTCTTAATTTAGCCTTAAGTTCGCTGTATTTAGGTCTATTATCTGCTTTAATAGTACCACTAATTCTTTCTTCTATTATTTCATCATATTTAAAATTGTTTTCCTTTGAATAGTTCTCTAAAGTTAGTTTTTGTCTGTCAGTGGTTTGTTTTTCTTTCTGTGTGGAAATTCTCATATAACCAAATATCATTCAATACACCTCAACTTAAAAAAATATTAAGAAATTTTATAGGAGTTATCGCCAGTAAATTCAACATTCCTATTTTAGAACCCACCCCTATTTATTTCTTAATATAATTATATACTATCTTTAGATGTATGTCTATAAAAACTATAATTTATTTCGTAGACAAAAATATTTTTATAAACCCTTTATTTATCGTATATATAAATGATATATGTCTATCAAATAATTGTCTATTAAATCAATTGTTTTTTTAGACAGTAAACTAAGCTATATTATCCTTATCTTCATCATTTATAACCTCTGCTATTATATCATCTATATCAATATCATTATTATTTTTATTATCGGTTATAGATTGTTCTATTTTACTTGTAGGCTTACCTATAATATGCTCTACTAAAAACTCTAAAGCATTTAATTTAACGTTGTCCGAAGATGAATTCATAGCTAAAGTATGTATCTTATCTAAATATGTCTCAAACTTATTTAATATCTTATCTTGTCCTCGTTTTTTTATTTCTTGTCTTTGTTTGTCAAGTTCTGCCTTAAACTCTTTATCATCCAACCAATTATATATAGCCTGTCTACTTGCTGGTAACATCTTAGCAATCTCTGTTATTTTATTACCTTCTATTAATAAATTTATACACTTATAATGTTTTTCTCCTAGTACCATTTCTATATTCACCTCCATTTACATACTTTACAACAAGCGGGATATATTTCACCCCACCTATATAGGTTTAATATCATTAGAACTTCAGTTCATTATCTATATTTTTTGCTAGTTTTTTTGAATTTATCTTAACCTTAATAGCAGTTTTCTTCATCATTTTTTCTATTTTGCTCCAAAATCTTTCTAAAGATACTATATTTTCTTTCATTCTTTATTCACCTACCCTTTAACAAATCTATCTAAAAAAGGGTGTAAAATATCTTACACCCAATCTCATCTCTTTAAACTATTAAAATAATCATTTATTTTAGCTTTTCTTTTAGCTTTGAGTTCATAAAAACCTTCTATTTTAACACCTTCGTATGATCCAGTCTTACAATTATTTATACATTTAACAGCATCTTTATTATCAACTTCAAATTCGTATGTAATTGCTTCTCTATCTTCTTTATTGTCTTTTTTAATGTTAATTATATTTACTCCATTAACGCCCATAAGCATTACTTGTATAAAAAAGTTTTTTGTTGTGTATTTTTTCATTATTCTAACCTCTCTTAATTCAATATTTTCTTTATCTCTAAATAGTTCATTAAACTTTTATTAATCAACCAATTCACATAATTTCTTAAAAATTCTATATTCAATTTCATTATTTATAAACATCCTAATTTCATCTTCTTCCATATCACTACTTAAATATGTAAATAAAATATCGGAAAAAGCATATATTAAATAAGTTCTTACTGCCTTAGAATCCTTCATTACCAATACTTTTTCTATCATTAATTCATCTTCATCAGTTGTTCCAATTTCTTTAGAATAATTAACATAGTCTGCTAAATATCTTCTTATATAATTGTATTCGTTATAAGAAAAATCCATATTTAAAATATCTTCTATATAACTTTTTTCGTGCCTTGTAAACTTAATTTCATTTGCAGTAAAAATATATCTCTCAAATTCAACAGTCTCTTTTGTTATTGGATTAACTCCTGTTATAGTTTCTTTTTCTATTTTAAAAATATCATTAATTTTTATCATCTTCATCTACCCCTTTTATTTTCTTATATAAACTCATTTCTTTTTTATCTAAAATTTCTTTTAATTCATAATCAGTATAATCTTTTAGCAAACTATAATAATAATTAATTGCCTGTCCTTTTTCCTCTAAACTTATATTATTAGAATGTTTAAGATTATATATAATTTTTCTTAGTGGAAAGTTAATAGCATTATCCCAATCTTTATAATTATCTTTAACTCTTTTAGCCATCATTTCATATTCTTCATCTGAAATATTTAAATTTATATATCTATTTACTTCTTTTATAGTAGAAATAAATAGAACATCTTTAGCTTTAAATAACTGCTTATCTTCCGTCTTAGATAAAACCGTAGGTATAATTCTATCTTCTATATCGTATAATTCTCCTGCTTTAATTTTGTTATTCTTAACTGTCTTGAACTCGTTAAAAACTAAATCATTATCTATCTTAAACGCTATATTAGTATCATAGTCGCCACAATAATCATTTAAATCTAATTTGTATAATTCTATAAAATACTTTTCTGCATCTGCTAACTCTTCTTCGCTTAATTTATCGCTAAAATCTAAATATATAACTCTATCTGTTTTAGGATTATATTTAGCTAATTCATATTTATGAAGTGCAAATCTTTTATAAATATTGCAAGTCTTTCCTATATACTTCATATTATTAAATTCATTTAAAATAAAATATATAAACTTACCTTGATACTTCTTAGAAAACTCTTCATAATACTCTTTGTTTTTCTTAGTAAGCTCCTCTTTATTTTCTTGAAAATAAGCTTTATGATATTCCTTATACTTATCTCTAGAATTGTATTCCTTCCATTTTTCTTTATTATTCTTATAGTAATTCTTCATATACTCACTCATCTTTTATTCACCTCACTACCCTCTAAAAATATAATCTAGTGCTTTTAAGAATAAATTAACAAAGTAAACTAATGCAATATAATATACTCCTACTACACCAACTACAAATAAATTTCTCAATAACGTTAATACAAATTCCCTAATATCCATTAACCCAACACCCTTTCTTTAATATTTTTTTATTATTTATAACAGCCTAATAATTACTATTAAGCTCTATTTAAATAATAAAGAGAAGGCTAGATTTACAAAACAAAACCTAGCCAAAATGAATTATATATGGAAAAGAATCAAAATAACCTTATATAAGGTCAAGTAAAGCTTTATAATAATAAAACCTTAATTTACATTATATAAGTAATAAGCAGTTTTTACTCTTGCTTAGGAGCGTAGCTTAATAATTAATTAAAGAAGTCATATTTAAATGACTATTACGATTTAGTAAAAATATAACTTTTAAGTGGAGTTATTAACCACAAAATAAGAAATAAATCCTATTCACCTACACCATATCAAGGGTATGGAATACCCGAAGATATAAAAAAAGATGTAGCTATTACACTACATCTTAATATATTTTTATTTTTCTATTTCATTTACTATCATTGACTCTTTTTCTCTTATATCTTTATCATACACCAACGCTTTATTAAGCCATTCTTTAGCAGAGTTTATTTTCCCTATTTTATTAAGAACTTCAGCTTTTATCATATATAAGTTTGCTAAATATTTTTCATCATTTATATCTGCAAATTCTATTGCTTTTTCTAAATTCTCCATACCTTCCTTAAAGTTATCTAATATAAATTCTTTTTTTGCCATTTCAGCAAATATAATAGACAATTCATCAGTATTTTTGCTATTATCCTTAAGATTAAGTAATAACGAATCAATAGTAATATTTTTTATTTCTTTTAATAATATAATTAATATTTTCGCTTTATCTAAATCTTCAGTAGCATTTATATATGCATTCATAATCTTTATTACATCTACATCGAGCTTTTTATTCATATCCATCATACCCCCTTTTATAGATATATAATTCTACAAAAATTGGTAAAACCCTTTATTAAATAATACTTATTTATGTAATTTACTTTAAATATTTTAAAAGAAGAGTATATTTCCATTTCAAACTTTCTTCTTCATATATATGTTCAATATTAATTAATTCCATTTCTATTCTAGCTTTTTTTTCATTGCTGCTAAGATAATCAGATATTATAAACTCTTGTAAATCTTTCATAATATTTAAATACTTAGATTTAATAAAAACCTCTTTATTTTCAATTTCACTAACTTTATCATTTATTGTATCTAAAATAAATTTCTCTTTAAATTCAACGTATAATTTACACAACTCTAAATATGTTTTTAATGCTAATATCATATCTTTTTCCGTATCTAACGTATTTTTATTAAACATAAATATTAATCCCTGATAAAAGACTACTCCAGTAAAAAATCTTTCTATAGCTTCATAGTATGTCTCAATACGAGTAATATAATTAGTTCCTATCACAAAAAAAAATGAAATAATCGTAACTTCCATGAAATAAACTAAAAATTGCTTAACATATTTACTCTTCATTCATTAATCCCCCTTTACCTAATTCTTATAATTCTATAGTCTATTAAATTTTCCTTCTTTAATATAGCGTTCTTTTACCTTTTACCACCATCTAGGAATAATAAGTTTCATTAGCTCGTAAACTTCGCTATTCAACTAAATCATTCCTACCTAGCCGAAAAGGTAAGCCACTAAGGCAAACCAAACGTCTAAATTAAAACAACATTGAATTAATTATATACCCCTTTTTTCTAATAATATATTATATTAGATAATTAGGGTATAACTTCTGAATCAGCAAATTTTATATGTACCTTTTTTTATTGTATTATTAGCAAACCAATCAGAAACAATTTTATTTTCCCTAGCTTTATTAAATTCTTTAGTAGATAATCCAGTATGTTCATATATATCTTTAGTTCTTATTATGACTCCTTTTTCAAGACTATCAATGTATTTCATTATCTTTTGAGGGTTAGTCATTTCTTTTCCATTCATAGCTTTTCTATCCATAGTTTTTGCTTCTGCAAATATATTAGGTAAGTATTCCTTTCTTTTAGCTCCAGTAACCTTTTCAATCTTTTTCACCACAGCATTATAATTGTTAGAACATAATAAAAATACATTGCATATATCTTTATTGTTAAAATGCCTACACTTTATTCTCATTATATTTTGAATCGTATCTATTACTAAATCACTTTCCATTATTAATTGCATTGTTTCATTTTTAAATCTACCCTTACTATTTTCTAGTATTTTTTCTATATCTGAATAAATTTTATCTGTATCCTGTACAACATTCCATTTCTCTTCAGCACCTGTTAATGCTATATATGTTGCTAAATAAACATCATTTGACTTTCTGTTTAATCCTAAGTGAACCATATCAGAATAGCTATTCCAGTTATTTTTACCTTTTATATCTCCAAAATAAGCAATTTCTTTACTATTTATACGCATCTTAAATTGCTGAAATAAACCACTTTTCTTACCATATGTAGCTATAAATAAGTCATTTCCTAAAGTATTAATATAATTACATATATTCTCCAAATGTTTTATATTTGTTTTTAAATAATTTTGACTTGTAGAAATTGGTATGTGATGTAAATTAATATCATTTTCTTTACTATCGTCTAGTTTAAAAATATTATATGTATCTGATATAGTATAATGTTTGTCATACATAGCAGTTGCATCAAAAATTACAGTTTTACATTTATCTTTATCGAATTTATTTGTGTTATTTTTTATTAAAATAAATTTTCTACTATTATCTTGAGTCTTATCTCCATTGCTAATGAAAAGACAACCATTTTTATTTATATCTTTTAATTTATATATAGAATCATACAACCTAGTTGGTGCTAATTCACTTAATTTATTAAAGAATTTCTTATCTGTTGCATGTGATAATAGACAATCATTACCTGAACCACATACCCAATTTATATTATATTCTGTATAACTATCCCTAACTCCATCTAACCAATTATAAAACCTTTTCCAATAACTTATTAAATATGCCCTATCCTCACCTTTAGGAAGTGCTTCTAATTCAATCCTAATGTTACTTAAATATTTTTCATCAATAATTTCAGTAGATATTATAGGTGGTTTCTCATCGCATATTAATATTTTTCTTTGCCCATCTTTCCACTTATATAATAATTCCCTTTCACATTCCTTCATCTTAAAATACTTTTGAGTAGACAATAACACTATTGGATATCTATACTGTTCATTTAACTGCTTCAAAAATTCTTTTCTATTATTCTTATATAGCTGTCCTTCATCTTCTTTATTGTATTTCATTAAATAACATCTATCATGTAGTCCATTATAATTTTCTATTTCTTCTAATCTCTCAAGCCTGTCCGTAATGACTATTGCTCCATGACCATAATTATCTAATTGTGCTTCTCTAGGAACTTCTCCCCAAAATCCATAATTATTAACAAGTTGATTTAATACTGCTTTTATAATAGTCGATTTACCCATACCACACCTATTATGATTCACTTCGATTTTACCATCCATTTCCAAGTTGAATATTTTATTAGCTAAGTTCTTAGCAAATTCTATCTGTTTATCCGACACATTTGGTATATTTTCTTTATATTCAGCTACCGCCATATTAATTTTAAACTCTTTTGTTCCTTTTATACCATAACCATAAACTTTCTTTCCCATAACCTCTATCACCATACCCCTTTACCTTGTTAATTAAGTTCATATTTACACCATTTATCATACACTTCTCTAGTCTCATCTCTATTGAATATAAAAACTAAAGTATCTGTATAATATAAATCTATTGGTTTTATTCCATACTTTATATACATGCTTGCCTGTTTATAATTAACTATTTTTATTATATTTTTCTCTTTCATTGTTCCCCCTACTTCTCAGTTGATTCAATCAACCCATTTTTAAAACTCGGTCTTTCAACGGACTCAAACTATACTATTCAACACTTCCAAATTAGTTGGGAAAGATTTTATTTAAAACCATCATACGGTGGTTTGAATCCGTTTAAAGTCGCCACTTATGGCTAAATTTAGCCAATCCTTTTAACGGATTCAAAATCTCAAGAGGAGGGAAAAATCCCCACCATTATTACACTTCTATAAAAAGAGTTAAACTTTTAGCTTCTTTATAATCAGTTACTTTTTTAGGCGAAAACTCTCTCTTTACTACCTTATAATCACCATCTTCAAAATCCATAAAATTAGGATATAAAGTACCTAGCTTGTCTTTATTCGCTAAAATATCTTCATCTTTTTTAGTAATTGTATCTCCTTCTTTTATAGGAGCATAAGTTAACTCATTTATCCTTATTTTTTTAACTTCCCCTAGTTTTTCTCTTTTCTTTAAATTGTCTTCTTTAGATAAATTGATATCAGTCATTTCTTTTAATTCCTTTTTATAATCCTTATATAGATAGTGAATAGTTCCCTCATTATCTAAAACATAAGAATTTATTAGTCCTTTGGCTCTTTCTAGTAAAACACTCTTAAATTCTTCAAAGAAAAACTCAAAGATATAATATGGCTTAATTCTATTATTAAACTCATCCCTATATTTAGCTAAAGCTAATAGAATTTCTTTAGGCTTGTACTTACTACGTATATCACTATCTATTTTTTCATTAACCTTTAAAGAAAGCTTCAAAAGTTTATTATTTCTCTCCTTTTCCGATAAAGCTATCTTATTATTTATAGTTGTTAATTCAGGTTCATCTTTTATATTCTTTTTTTCTTCATATAGTTTTTTAGTTGGCTCTTTTATTAAATCAGCAACTTTAAGATAGTTTTTATATATCTCACCTAGGCTAATTAATAAATCATCATTTAAAGTATATCCTTCTTTTTCTACACTTCTCATCACCGTATAAATATGGTCGTTCTTACCTTGTTTTAATTCCTTTTCCCTTGCTTTAAAGCCTAACTCATTAATAATTCTACGACAAAATTCATTAAGTACAGTATTGCTATATTTCACATCTTTATAATTAACAGAACGATTTATTTCCCTATACTTGGCATGATATATATATAGTGGCTTACGTTCTTTTATAAAATCCAAACTAAATAAAGGCTCTTTTAATTCATCATCGACTTTTATATTGGTCTTTACTTGGTCAATAGCTACCATCTGAAGATATAAAGTATAATAAGAATATTTCTTATATTTTTGAAACTGCTTTCTAGTAAATATTTTTTGTTCTTCATAAGTCGGCTCAAAATATCTTTCTTTTATATACTTTTCAAAATCTTCATTTAAATTTTTATAAGCATCTTTTCCCTTTTCTTTTATATATTTTTTATAATACCAACTATAAAATTCAACTTTACTTGCAAATTCATTAAACTCATTTTTTATGGCAATTGCACCTATTCTATTAGAAATTCTTGCACCATAGTTACTAAGCTGTCCTATTGTATTTCCGGATGTCTCAAGGATACACTCATACATATTTTTCTTTTCTTTATCGTAAATTCTCTTATCTGCCTTTCCATCAAACTGATTTCTAAAACACCATCTAACCCCTTCTTCATCGACATCTTCAATTACAGAATTATAAATTGTTTCATTATCTATAACTAAACTTATATCTGTGTCTTCATCTTCACCACTTTGCCTCATCATGAAATCATCAAAAGCATAAAATATGATATCTTTGCTGAAATCTTTGAAATATTTAGCATACATTTCATTTTTTACTAATGTAGTTTTAATTAATTCTGTTGCAGAGTTTAAAGGACACCTAGCTAAAACTCTATTTCCTTCTTCATTTGGAACATAGTTTGTTTCAGGCTTAAGTCCATTTTCACTTATATACCCTTTAATTCCTTTTATTTTTCCGTCCTCAATTATATAATCGCTCTTATTTAAACTTATCAAGCTATCGAAGTAAGAGAATACATCTTTTATAACTACTTTATAGTTTCCTTTAATATGAAATCTACCTCCAGCCATTAAGTTAATTTTTTTATTTATCATTTTATCGATTAAATATTTGCAATTTCCTGCTTTAACTAAGTCACCATCTAATTGCAAGGCTTGATGTATTTTAGTATAAGGAGTTAAATCTAACCCCTCTAATTCTTCATCATTCTTTGCCCAATCGCCGAGCATAATTCTTAGCGTATCAATCATCTTTTCTTTATCTTCATTTCTATATAACAAGTTAGTATATACTTCTATATCTTCTGTTGCTAAGTTATAAAGTTCACTATAAGTTAATGCTAAATTGCTCAAAATTTGATAATTACTTAAAGAATATTCTTTAGGTTCTTCCTTATTAAATTTAGTTATACATAAACTATTAAAAAGTTTATTGTACTTTGGGTACTCTTTTCTTGATTTAACCATCTCATCATAACTATTAAATAACTTACCCCATTTAACTAAAGATTCATTGAGCACTAAATCGACTTCAAATAAATCAACATCGTTACTCCACATATCTTTAACTATAAGCTTGTCTAAGCCTTTTTCTTCTTTAAGATACTTCTTCCAATCGAACTTAACTAAAAGACCTTTTGACGCATTACCTAACATTCTAAATCCAACCCAATCTATTCTATAGCCTTTATTTAACTGCCTAGTAATCTCACCTGCCACAGAAGGCATCATAAATCCTGAGCCATCCATAGCTATATGATCTACTTCTAAGTCAGGATATTTTTCTAGTCTTAAATTATCTTTATCTATAACCTTTGTTTCTTTTCCATCCTTATCTACAACTTTCTTTTCTGCAAATTGTAAATAATTATTTATATATGTGAATGTCATTTCTGGTAAAACTGCAAACTTTAAAGGCTTTCGAAAATAAACCATAGTTCCAGACGATAGTAATAAGCTTAACCTTGATACTATATCTTTATTTATACAGATTTCTTTACCTTCTAAAGTCTTCAATTTTCCACATGATGCTACGTTTTCTAATTCATCTATAAAACCTTCATCTTCCTTATTAATAAAGAAATAATCACATTTAGTTTCAAGTTCCATATTTTCATGCTTCATTGCTCCAACTGTAGTTAAAAGAGCAACATATTCTATGTCTTTATACTTAAAACCATTCATTAACAAATCTCTAGCTTGTATTTTATCATAAGGAAGATTTACTTTTATTATATTTTCAGCTATATCTTTAATAGCCCTACTTTTATATGTACTATAAATTTCAAACAGATAATTATTATCCATTGTTATTTCATTTTCTTTATATGTCTTCTCTATTACTGTTCCTTCTTCTGTTTCATTAGTTTTTACGTTAATTAATAATTCCTTAATCTTAATACCTTTCATACCCTTTAACCCCTTTTAATATTATTTTTTGATAAAGATTAACCTTACCACACACACTAAAGCACGTGAGGACGGTAGTCCTTACTGCTTTTTAACTTTTAATATATCTTTTTTACAAGCTTACAACTGGCTTAAATTTTATTTTTACACCTCCTAATCTATCTAAACATAAATAATTACACTTATCATACATATGTTTGATTTATTTTTAAAATACTATTGACAATCTAAATATCAATCTGTATAATGTAAAATATAAACACAGTATTTGATATAATGCTATATTAATACCCAAAACACTATACTTTTATATATTAGCATGTTTTATAATTATTATCTAATCTCATATGCACTAATTATTGTCAATATAAGTTGATTATATTAATTTAGATTAACTTATCTTTTGTTTTCTTCAAATTCCTATTTTCATCTTTTAAATAAATTTCTAATTTTATACGTTTAGTATATTTTTATCTAAGCGTTTATTTGTGTTTTTAGCCTTATTCTAGCTTTGTATTTTACAACGATAGTTTCTACCTAATTAGCTATGAAACCATTCCTATATCCTTAGATTGACATACAGGCTCATTATCTAACGCATAATACTCTAAATACTTTCTTTCTAAATCTTCTATTTCTTTTGGTGCACTCCATTCTTCTTCACAAAATTGAATTCCTTTATTCTCTTTACTCATACTCATTTTCTAATCTCCTGTTATTCTATTTTTAGAATCTTATTAAGTCTTTTTTTCATTTCTTCATCTATAGTACACTTCCTATTTGTAAAATGAGGAAAAACATTTATTATTTTATATTTGTTAACATGTAAAACTAAATGCCCATACTTACGAAAATATTTATTTTGACTGCAACCTAGAACAAAATCTCTTTTTATCTTTTTTCTTGCAAGTTCATCACTTATATTTTTATTATTTACAGTACATTCTTTATAACTTTTTATCGCTTGGTCGGACACTCTTATCTTTTTTAATCTTTTCAAGATATTTTCATCATCTAAAACGAGCAAGAATTTTTTCATATTAACGCCCTCTCTTTCAATAAACCGCTACTATTTCTATATATTTATCATCACCAATAATCAATTCAAGTGATTCGTAATATTCAGCTACAATTTCTTTTATACCTAATTCCCTTATCCTATCAAGTAATCCATCTAAGCTTATCAATTCTGATTCATTATCACTACACACTTCTGATACAGCCACCATTTCAAATTCCAAATTCCTTAAACCTTTGATAAAATTTCTTAATTCTTTCATTTTCCATTCCCCCTCATATTTTATAATAAATTCATTTACAATCTTTACCTTATGTATTAAGTTTACAACCGTTTAATGGTATTGTCAACCATTAAATTTATTTTTTTTATATTTGATTGTTAATATTAACGTTTGATGTTATAATCAGTTTATGGAGGTGAGTTATTTGTTAAAGACTAGATTGCATATACTAATGGCAGAAAAAAGAATTAACCAACAAGAGCTTTCTGACGCAACTGGAATTGGTAAAAATACGATAAGTAGATATTTTAATGATACTTATGAAAAAATAAATAAAAAGGATATTGATATTCTTTGTAACTTTTTTAAATGTACACCTAATGACTTATTTGAAGTTGAAATCGAAAAAAAATAAGAGAGTATTCATTTACCCTCTTATTTTTAACCATTGTCTACCAGCCTTTCTTATTGTATGCTTTCAATTTTGAAATATCATAACAATTCAATTTTAAAACTTCTTCCATTTGTTCAAATTCTTTTAACTTATTTAGTATTTTATTATTAACTTTAATTAACTCTGTAATTTCATCTTTTTGTTCATTTATTTTAATTTCACAATTTTTTATATATTCTTTCATACCCATTATATCTTCTTTTATTAATTTAATATTTTCCTTAATCTCTTTATCATTTTTATAGTAATCATGCTTATCATCAAAATGTGTTTCTATATTTTTTAAAAAATAATTATTTACATCTATTTTCATACTTTTTTCATCATAATATAGTAATAATTTTATATAATTTTGATTAAAGGATATAAATATTTCTTCATCTCCATAAATTAAATTATATGAATTATTATATAATTTAATGTCATTGTCTATATTTATTGATTCATAATGTTTTTTATCTGACTCTGAATTTATATTATATATGTATTTATTCATTATTGGTCTATTATTTAAAATAAATCTAAATAAATGATTTTTATCTAACTTAATACTTTTATATATAACTTTTTTATCTATCATTTCATTAAAAATTTCAACTCTTTTTTTAGAATCATCTATTTTTCTTAGCTCTGAAACTAGATCCTCATTACTCTTTATATCTAACGAAAGAAATTTTTTTAAATCTTCTCCTATTTCATCTCTATTATTTATCCAATCATAAAACATTTCTTTATCTGAAATATTAACAATAATTTCTTTCTTTAATTTAATTTCAATATCATCAATTATTTTTATTATCAAATTATTTAAATTTTTATTTAAAACCTTATAAAATCTATCAACCTTATCTCTACACACTATACATTCACAATTAAATATAAAAAATTCCCTCTGATTTTCTGTTTTTTTAACAGTATGTTTACAGTTGTTGCATATAAAATCAGGATTAAAACATTTTCCATACTCATTTATTTTTAATTTTCCCTGTGATTTGCAGGAATAACAAACTTCATTTATTTCTATTTCTTTTCTGTATTTTGAATTTACTTTCAATATATTTTTTAAATCTGTCAAATTTATCTTTTTCTTATCCTTGTACTCCTGATTAGTGTACTTCCAGTAGGCATAATTAGCTATATTTTTCCTAACCTTATAGTCAATATTATTTATGTATTCATCATTTAATTTTTCATTATTCATTATTCTATCTAAGATATATTTTTCTTCTCTTGTTGCTTGTTGTTCAATATAGTCAAAATTATCATATACTTTCTCATGTAACTCTTTATTAGATATTTTCCTATAATTAAACTCTCCCCACTCCATAATTTCGCATATTATACTTCTAATTTTACAGAATTCATTGTATAGATTTAAATCTAACTTAAGATCAATTTTTATTTCACTAATTTTATCATCTTTAATGTAATCCACCTACTTTCCACTAATTATTATAAATCATATTTTTAATCATATTAATCTAAATTTATTTAATTTAGTTTATAAAAAATAGATATAGAATCTACTAGTTATTAAAATAACTATCCTATATCTACCTTTAGCAACTTAAATCAATCTACTTTATTATTAAAATAACTCAGCTAGTTTCATTTTTTCCACTTTAGAAAATACGTCCTCTCTTATTGTTTTTAGAGTATCTTTAAGTTCGTCATGCATTATTGGAGGATAACATATATTAAAACTATTAAATGAAACTTCTACTTGTATCTCTCGCGCGCTCTCTCTACCCTTTTTAAAAAAGCCAAAAATATCACACATTTTCAATTCAAATTCTGCTACCATTCTATCTATATAATTTAAAAATTTTATATCCCTATTTATATTAATTGATCTATCATTTATTATAATATATAATCTGTCACAATAATATTTTCCTACATGTAAATGGAACTCTATCGCTTTTGAGTCCTTTGCCCAAGAATATACATATGATTCGTCAGAAACGAACTGTAAGTTTAAACCTTCATCCATTTTATAAACCTCCTTATATTTAATTATTATTACCATAAAGAGAAATATTATTATTAACATCTTCCATTCTATAATATCTATATAGGTTTAGGTAATTTAGTAATAAAACTAGCATATCCCTCTGAATAACTTATAAGATTCATACTATGATATTTTTTCATATCTTTTAAATCTTCATACTCTAAATTTTCAATTTTATTTTTTAAATAATTGAAATCATCATCAGTACAACCTTTCATTAACATAAAACTTCCATTAGAAGTAACTAGTGCTTCAAATATATTTGTTATCTGTCTAATATAATGAATACTTAAAACTGGTTTCAATGCAAATTTTCTAGCTTGAACTAATATATATTCTAAAATGGTTAAGCTAGTTGGAGCTTGAAATACTTCATCTATTATAAAATTACATCTGTTAGGTTTCTCTTGTTCACTACCACGTAGTTGACTAGCTAACCACACCTTAGTAATCCAAAATGTTACTAATATATTTTTTTGCATTTTAGTAGGGAAATCATTATCCCTCATTTGTATCAATATAACTTTATTCTCATCTATACATTTTTTAAGATCTATATTATTATTTGGATTTGCCTTATACATATATTTCAACTTAAAATTACTTCTTAATAAGTCAACTCTATCTAATATAAAAGATATTTTAGATGATTTAGTACCTACTACATTCCCCTGCTTATCATAATCATCTATTTCTTTCAATGTATTAATCTCATCTTCCAACTCATCTTTTAACTCCAAACTTAAACTATCTATATAAATCTTTCTTTTTTTATAACTTTCTAAACAATCTATAACATTCTTAAGTGAACTTCCACCTTGTACTCCAACAATAATACATGCTGAATTAAATAATCTTCTCATAGAACTTGACAATGGATCTCCTATTGAAATAGCATCTATTAAAGACATTAACTGTTCACTTTGCATACTTGCTATATCTAACTTTTTATAAATACTCATATTTTCATCTATTTTTATTTCACTATAACTAAATGCTTGTATATCTTTTTCTTCAGCTAGATTTATTTTAACCAACCTATCTTTAGGTGTTACCTTTGCTATATCTTCACTCAGTTCACAATTCTTAATAAAATCTAATACAATTACTGATTCATTAGCTTTAATACAGTCAGCTGAATAATTACATAAGAAAGTAGTTTTTCCTGCTCCTTGACCTCCAACACACGTTAAGGATGTATTAGCGCTATTCCATTCTGTATCTAAAAATGTAGATATTTTATTACCTTTATAAGTTGCTTCACCTAGTCTCTTTGTACCACTTTGAAGTTTTACAGGAATATTGTTTTCTTCAATCTTGATATGATTTATTCCATGTTGCATCAATAATGCACGTCCCGGTATTTTAATAAAATTAGAAACTTCATCGACACTAAATATATTCTTACTTATATTAAAGCAATAATCTAATATATTTATCTTTTTCTTTATTAGCCTATAAGTAATTTCATTATCTTCATCCAAAACTTTTAATGATTGGCTCATACTATTGCATAGTTCTTCTTTATTACTTAATACAGCTATTTCTGTAGGTATTATTAGTGCCTGTTTCTTATTCTTTGTATTGTTAGATAATTCTCTTTGTTGCTCCAAAACTCCTATTATAGCACTATATAAGCTTTGTTTATCATCATTTTCACTTCCAGTAAAATCACAAAGTATCTCACAAACTTTATCCAGTATACTTATTGCACCTAGTAAAGTCATTTTCAAAATATATGCTGGTGTCATTATAGCCTTTTCTAAGCTTTTGTTTTGCTTTACCTTCTCCATAGTTTCGTTGTACTCTTCAATCCATCCAAATTGACTCCTAGGCATAAAATTAGTTATCATCGTAACTCTGTCTTCAGACTTCATTACATCCATTGCAGAAAGAATATAATTTAAAGGGTCATTAGATTTCTTATCATAAGTCAAGCTTAAAGCATCACCTTTAGTAGTTCTTACTTCATAGATATAATCTTGTTTAATATCAACAAATGGATTTTCAACTTCTTCTACAGTTGCCTTACTCCATATTTCATTAATCTTTTCTAGTAATTGATTTTTAAGCAGCTTAGGAATTATAAAATAGAAATTTGCATTATTTTCAACTATATCTATAACGTAACTTATCTTAAAATTACACTCTATTATAAATTTCTTTTGTTCCCTATATAGTTTTCTATTAAGTGTTTTATAAGTCAAAGCTATCATCTTTGCTATTTGTGTGCTGTTAAAATTTCTTATACTCTTATGACTAGTTATTTTAATAAATATATAAGTTGGTTTTCTGATCTCAATATAATTACTAAACTTTAAAGATTTCAACTTAAAGCCCCCTTTAAAGCTTGGATTAATATATAAGTTACGATAGAGATACTTACATATTTACCTGCCTTTTTACAACCGCATACATAAAGTATTATAGATATCATTGCGACAGTTAAACATATAATATAGCTACTACTCACTAAACCCTCTAAAATGGCTTTTAAAAGCTCTCCTAACATCTTCTTCATATCTATTCACCTAGAATGCAGAAGCCACTACATCAAAGAAATAAGGCAATAAATACATGGTTGCAAACACGATTACATACTTAAAAATAATTCCAAATATTTCGCTTGTATTAGTGCTACCCTTCATAATGCTCTTAACTATCTCAATAAAAGCCATTATTAAAGCTACCCACCTACCTAATCCTTGGAATATTCCTAAGAAAGTGTTACCTAACGTATCTATCGCACCTACAGGATTTGATACTTGCACTGTTAATGTATTCTTGTAAACTTCAATTCCTCCTACTACTCCTGCAACCATAAAAGCTAATAAGTTATATGCAGTTTTATTCAGCTTCCCTATTTCTTTATCTACTCTATTAATTTTATAAACATCTTCTAGTGTTAATATACCTTTTTTATAAGCTTTCCATTGTTCCTTATTAAATGTTATTTCTTTATTAGTTAAAGTTAGTAAATTATCTATAAAATTCTTTTTCATAATTCCTCCATACATAAATTATTTAAAACAGGTTAAACTAAAAGTAGATTAAGAAAGGATGTGCTCAAAATGACTTTTACATTTGGAATTGCAGTTGGAGTACTTGTAAGTTATATAGTAGCTGAAATAGTAGTAAAATTTGTTTTATAATATTAAAAATAGGAACAATTCAATATATTAATACATAAACTACTAGCGTAACGTAGTTAGCGTTGTAGTTGTCCTAGCCCAAGTCTTACCTCAAAGATTTAGGGCTTATTTTTATGTCTTTATACCTAATCCTGCCAAGAAATGCTCATTGAATTTTTAACTTCTTCTTTTTTAGTTGGCTTACAATTATATTTTTTCATATCATCTATAATTAATTGCTTTATATATATACTCATTGATAATTGACTTTTTAAATAATTATAGATTTCCATTTCTGATTCCTTAAAACTAACACTAATCTTCATAACCACAAACTCTCCCCATATTTTTTAAACCCATTTGCATTACTCATTAATCCATCACTTTTGACATGTGAATAAGGTAATAAACTTCTTATTATTCCTTCTAATAAAATACTTCCTCCACCTGTAAAACATATATCGTAAGTATCTAAACTATACTCCACCCTCAACTTAGATATAAGATCTTTAATAAAATCTATAAATATATCTTTTCCAAATTTAATATCCCTTTTTTCACCCTTTATTTTTAACCCGCCTTTTAGCAATCTTTCTGTATCATCAATTTTCAAATCTAAACTATACTTACCATTTATAGCATTTATAAAGTCCGAATATAAATTTAATGTTCCTATTGGTATCGATACTGGATGTTCTATTATTCTTTTATTATTTTTTACACTTAATAAAGTACAATCAGTCGTCCTACCACCAATATCAACTACTATTCCCTTAAAATTATCTTCAACACTTGCTATTCCTTCCGGATAAACATCTACATTAGTTATATATACGTTGTATTGCTTGTTATTTAAGCTACCTTGTAAGTGGTAGTGTTCTTCTACCTTTTCAATTAATTCTTCTCTATCAGCCTTATATTGACTTATAGGAAGACCTAAAACTAACTGCACCTCATTACCTACATCGCTAAGTGCCAACGATCCAAATAATAATTTTAAATAATTCTCCTTGTTTATTTTTCTAAACTCCGTATCAAAGTTACCTTCTCCTATCTTATATTCTTCGTCATTTAATACAAGATTGTATTTACTCCCTAGTAAACTACCTACTTTGGATACTTTTGACTCAAAAATCACTCCTTTTGAACTTTTAGTATTAAAATTACCTATATCTATGCCAATTATCAT